GTTTTTAGTCACCACGCCGCTATCAATGTGATACTTGTAAATCTGCGCTTCTTGCTCAACCGTAAGCCCGTACTGTTTTAATAATTCGTTTTCGCGCTCCAACTGGCGCAACACGTCCTCAAAATCACGCCCTTGGGTGGCGGCAATTTCACTGCGCGACATAACGCCCAGCTCAACGGCCAAAGCGTTTGCTTGTTGATCTTTCAATGGGTCAACCCAGGCCCAGCCGCGTGGTTGCCACTCTACGCTGGTAAACTTGTCAAATTTGCGTTGTGGCAATGCCAGGGCTTGCGTCGTTAACGCTTGCACCAGCCAGGCCCGATAGACCCGGCGGCAAAGCTGTTGACTAAGCCAAGATTGAATGGCGCGCCATTGCTCCCTTTCTTCCAGGACGCCCGACCGGATTGACGAAAAATTGACACCCTCCAGGTCATTAGCTAGGGTGTTATAGGCCACGTTTAGGCCACTGGCTGCACCACGTAAAGCGGTCTTGATAAACGCCTGGTAGGCGCTTGTCGGGTGCTGTGGGTCAAACGCTGTGAAGTCCACGCCGGCTGGCAATTGCTCCAAAACGCCTGGCTCCATATCCATTAACAGGTTGCCATCATCGTCCTCGTCACCCACGTATTGGTCGCCGTCCGGGCTGGTATAAAAACCCATTTTTGAGGACGCAATACGCGCTGCGATTAGCTCGGCTTCTTCATACGCGCCCACCTGGTTTAATCGGTTGATTGCGGTGTGCATCCACGGCACGCCACGAACTTGCCCGGCTCGGTCATCTATATATAGGTGCAACACGTCAGCGGCAGGAATGCGTCGGTAGTTTTTACCCTGAAACATTTGTGTATCGTCGCCGGGATGGCTTGTGTTCAGGTGGTACGCGACGGGCGCGCCCCAACGATTCAGCTCCACGCCCATCACAATGCGATTGCCGTTACTCAAAACGGTGTTGTAATTTTCGTCTAGGTGGTCCGACTCCAAAACTTGCAGAGCAAAACCAAACTCGTTGTCAAAGCCGCGCACCATTACCACCAGGCATTCGCCATCACGGGCAATGCTTTTGATGACTAGTTTTTGCACGTCTACCCACGATTGCCGCCCGGTGACGGTGCAATGCTCGATGTTGCCCCACTCTGCCCAGGCGGCTTCAATTGTCGAATTATCCAACGTGTCCAGGCTGCCATCGTCGCGCCGTGCGCGCGCTTGTAATGAAATGCCCTTGTTGCCCACCACATTTGCCGCGACCATGGCTAAGAATTTCTTAGCGTAATCGTTATCCATGCAAAGCTGGCGGCTGCGCGCGCGCATTGTGTATAGGCTGCCGACCAATTCGCTCGCGGCCGATTTATTTGAGCCGCGAAAATCACCGCTTAAACGGTCAATAATTGACGCTGCATAGGACCGGCGCGCGAATTTTTTCTGCTTGCGGCGCGGCTTTGGTGCTTCGTCTTTTTTGCGACTAAACAAACCCATTATTTAAACCTCGTTAATAATCGGCCACGGTGCCCCAAACCTTTACGGGCGCGCTCGCGGTTTAATTCTGTGAGATATTTGGCGCGGTAGGTGTCGCGTAATCGCACCAGGTCGTCGAGTGACGTGCGGGTTAAAGAGCGGCCGTTAATGGAATAACTTTCTTGATCTTTGGTGGCACGCTTTTCTATTACGGCTTCGATATTGTCTAAAACAATTTTGTAATGGTTGCGCGGGTCGCCTGTTGCCAGGTCGCGGTTGGCTCTTATTTCAAACGTGCCGGTATCGACCGTTACGCGCTCGCTGTCGCTGTCGCGGGTAATGTAGGCTTGCCAGTGATAAATGCCGGTGGTGTATGCTGCGGTCGTTGCCGCTGCCACTTCGACTTTAAACGCGGTGCCGTTTGCCGTTGCCGTGATCTCTATTTCAGTAGAACCGGCGGCTTCCAGGCGGCACGCATATTTAAGTGTATAACTGGCGGCCGGATAGTCGCCCAGGTCGTCGCGTTTCCACGCCCAACGGTCGCCAACAATTAACGCTAGCGGCTCGCGCTGTGGGTAATTTACTGCGTCAAAACGATTGCCCATAAAAAAGCCCAAGATGGTAAAACATCTTAGGCATACATGTTCATCTGGCTGGAATCAACCGTGCAAAGCGCAACTCAAAAGCGCGTTGCAAAACCGCTCTTTCGTCGGTTTCGGGTGCGCTTTTTTTGCGGTGCGGCTGGCTGCGAAATGGGGCTGGCTGGCTCTGGCGTCGGCTCTGGCTCTGGCTCTTTGTTGCGCTTTTTTGCCAGGGCGGCAAGTTTGACGTTCAAGTTATCCAGGGCGGCATAGGCATATGCCAGGCAATCAAGCGCCTCGTTACGGTCGCGGGTTTTGACAAATTCGATGACAGGGAAACCTTTGCGGTATCTAGTCACCATTTTTTCAGCGGTTAGCTGTAAAAAATATTCATCGTCCAGATCAACGGCAAAATGTATACGCCCTGGGCCGGCATCAACTTTCAGTCTGCTATATATAGTGCGCTTGGCCGTGTCCACGCCAATTGTATACATCGGTGCGCGAATGCGCCCCACTGGTTTGGGCTTAGTCGTTAATGGTTTACCCATGCCGGCCTGGCCTTTAATCGCAAACACCCGGCGGCTTGAGCGCGGTTTTGTGAACTGGTAAACGTATTCCGTCAAATAACCACTATCAACGGCTACGCCGGCAATTTTATAACCGTCATAAGTAGCGGTTAACACTTCGTCAAATTCACGCCAAACCTGTTGCTGGGTCGGGTCGCCATATATTACCTGGTGATCTAATACCCAACACTCCTGATCTAAACCCCAGCCGACTATTTGCACTTCTATCCGGTCCTTTTGAATATCCGCACCAGCGGTTAATAGAAGCACCTCCGGTGGTATCGCGTCGATGGCGTAATTTTCTTTACGCTCGGCTAAAATGTGTTCGTTTAGGGTTTCGCCGCTTTCTTCCCAGGTTTCGCCCAGGCTGGTATTTACCCACGTCTTTAATGTCTCCGGGTTTTTCTTAGCTTCAACAAAGTCCTCGGCCACATCAGCAAACGTGCGCCATGGGCTGTACAATTCATTGAGATGGAAACCGGCGATTTTGCCGCCTGGGTTTTCTGCAATCCATTTACCCTGGCGCAGCATCCGGGCTTTATGCTTATCCTCAATAACTCCCCCGCATTTGGGGCAAACCATGATAGCCTCGGCGGGTTCACCGTCTGGCCATTGTACGTTTGCCCAGCGCAACCGATGGGAATCACCACAATGAGGACAAGGCACGTTAAAATAACGCTGGTCTGATACTTCAAATTCGGCCTCAATTCGACAAATCCCTTTTAATGTTGGCGTACTCGTCAATATAATTTTTCGATTCCAAAACGTCGTTGTCCTTTTCCTGATTAAGTTTACCGGGTCGCCCTCGGCACCAGCACTTTGCGGATAGCGGCTCACCTCGTCACAACACACAACGCGGATTGGCCTTGATGCTAAACCGGTGGGCGAATTGGCCCCGGTCATGGTGATATGCCCGCCAGGGAATGATTTATGGAATAAGGTATTACTTGACGCACGGCTTTTATTATCGGCAATTAAATTGCGCAGTGCCGGGGTATCGCGCACCATGGGCGCCAGCCGGTCATGGGACCAGGTTTTAGCCATATCGACGGTCGGTTGCAACACCATCATGGGCGCTGGGTCTTGGTCGATAAAATAACCGACTATATTATTGATGATTTCCGTCTTGCCCACCTGGGCCGACGACATAATTACAATCGTTTCAATCGTCGGGTCGGCCACCGTGTCCATAATTTCGCGCTGATATTCGGCACGGCTGGTGCGCCAGCGTCCGGGTTCCGCGCTCGATTCGGGTGATAGCCGGCGGTTTTCGTCGGCCCATTCGCTAACCGTCAGCGTCGGCGGCGCTTTCCAGATTTGCTGCGATTGATTCAATGCTGCGAGAATATTGTTTAGGTAATCCATCGTTTGCTAGCTCGTCCAGTGCTTCGTTTATTAGGTCTTTAAATAACTGCTCAATTTCTGCATACCCCTCGGCCCCCTCGGCTTGGGCAGCGGCTTTGGGGGGCAATGCCAACAACTTGGCCCTGGCGTTTGCTATATGGCCTTGCCAGGTTTCCACCACCAATTCAAACGGAATCAAATTCCCGCGCTGTTGCGCTAGTTCCAGGGTGGCTTTTTCGGCTTGCAGCTTGGTCAGCTTGGCGCGCTCCTGGCCCAAATCCAATGTGCCACTGCTTTCTATATCCCTGGCGCGCAGCCAATCGGATACTTTGTGGACCGTAAACACCCATTTTTTACCGTCCTGGTGGCATGGGCAGCCCTTTTTTCGCCATTCGTCGATTGTTGGCATGGATACCCCAAACGCGGCTGAAATTTCTGATCTGTTTAAATCCATTTTCTAATAAGCCCTTTAGTTTCATTTGTAAC